TAATTTCAACTTCCATGTTTTTTAGATTTTTTGTTAAACTATTATTTTCTTATTTTCTGTATTTACTGCTTTCTTAACAAATCTTCTACCTATATATGCTGATAGATTAACATTTTCATCTGAAAGCAAAGTATTTGATATAGGAATTATATCTCCATAATCTGCTGTTGTATATTTAACCTGTCCAAAATCCACATCAGACTTATTTATTTCATTCAGTTCTTCAAATGATATAAGCTCTCCTGTATTGCCTTTTTCAATCGGTAAAGTTCCAGTCAATGAAGTTACAGGCACTACATTACACAATCCTTTTAACGAAACAAGTTCCCTTCTTAGTTCTTTTATTTCATTGAACTGTTCTACAGGCACTAGATACCCACCTTTTCCGTCAGTTGCTTCTACCTGTCCAGGTGTACCTGCTGCATTTAAAAACTCTCTTTCTTCTTCTGTAACGCTTTTTCCTAACAACATTTTATTAAAAATTCTATTGACGTTCATTTTATCCTCTCTTACTTGTATTTGATTCCCTTTAAAATTTAGCACTTCATCTTCTTCCAATGCTTCCTGTACTGCAATTGCATTTTTAAGTTCAGTTAATTCACTTAATTTTGCATGTGCTTCATCTATTTTTCCTTGATCCTGCAACCCTTTTATTGTGTTCTTCAATTCTTCAAGTTCCCTTTTCATTTCTATTGATTTTTTCATTTGCATCATCCTCTCTTTATAAATTTAATGCTATTTCTATTTCTTTTATTTTATGACTATTATCCAACACTACTCCAGTTTCTGTTTTAAAGTTTTCAGGTAATTTCTTAAAATTTTTAGGATATTCTCCAGCACAGTTTAGTATTTCCTGTTTTTTTCCTACAGTTATATCAAAATAATCACTTGCTTCTTTTCCTGTCAGCCATGTTTCAGCATCTATCATTTCAGTTATTTTTTCTTTTTCAACACCTTCAAGAGTTTTCTTTAAGTACGTATTTGTAATTCCCTCCTGTATTGTATCAAGCGTTTCAGCAATACTCCTGAAATTATCAGCATCACCACTTGCCACAGTGCTTGGCTTATGGATCATTAAAAAAGCATTTTCAGGAATTTCTACTTCATCACAGCCAAAAGCAATTATCCTCGCTCCGCTAGCTGCTAAACCATCCACTATTGCCTTTGTTTTTCCATCATGTCTCGCTAACATATTTGAAATTGCAACACTTGCAAAAACATCACCACCACCGCTATTTATATATACATTCAAATTTTTACCCTTACACTCTTTCAGCAACTCTCTCACATTTGAAGGATATGTATTCTCATCCTCACCCCATGACCAGCCTTTCCAACTGTCATCAAGGATATCTCCTGTGATGTACATATCGACTGAAGTTTCTGTAGAATTTTTAAACCTTAAAAACTTACTCATTATTTTCACCTCCCTTCAAATATGCGTTACCTACGTTTTTTAATTCAACATAGCTTCCATTTACAAGTATCTTTTCGCCATCTTTCACTTTAGGAAGTCCAGCATAAGTTCTTGCTTCATTAATAGTGTATATTGAGCCTGAAACATATTTAGTTATGCTTTCTGCCTGTGTTTTTAAATCTCCTCTCAAAATACTAGCTACATTAAATTCAAATCTTAATCCTTTTTTTCTTTCTTCCTCTGAAAGCATCTTATAATTAAATTCCTCTTCATACTGATTCAGAATAAATAGAAGTGTATCAATATAAAAAGTCAAGTTCTGCATTTCACTATTAGCATAGCTTGACTTATCATAGTTATTTAAATGATTTGGCTTCACACCAAATGCCGCCGCAATTTGTAAGCTTGTAAACTTTTTCAATTCATAGAATTGTGAATCTGTCAATTTCAGATCCAGGGGAACTAAATCCATTCCAAGCGGTATTGGAATAATTCCTCTGCTATCATTTCCAGTTGCAAAATTTGCTAACTCATTTACAAGCATTGCTTTCTTTTTACTGTCAAAATCACCAGTGTATTTCAGAATAGCTTTTGCAGTGAGACCCTTTTCATATAGATTATTTAAATACTGTTGACTTACCTTTACTCCTTTCAACGTGCTTGCTAAAGTTTCTCTAACCGATTTTCCAACAAGTCCATCTTCACTAAGTCCGCCTTTAAAATGCAGTATTTCTTTATCCTCAAATATATATGTTTTTCCTGTCTTTGGTGCTAGATACCTATAATACATTTTATTTCCTCTTTGAAAAATATCAGCATTATCAATCAATATCTGCATATTTCGGCTTTCAAGCGGATATATTCCTTCCAACTTTCCATTTTTTTCATACTGCAAATACGCATAAGCATTTCCTGAATGATTTCTGTGGTATTCTATCAAAGCCTTAAAAGTTGTAGGTGTCATGAATTTATTTGGCCTGACTTTTAACATCTGCAAACTGTCATGAGCATATATTCTGTTATTATCACTATCTTTCAAATTAATTGATAATTTTCCTATACTTTCACTTAAAACTTTTAAGCATGTAAAATATGTTATTTCACTTAAATCTTTTCCTGCAGATATATTTCCGCCTTTTAAAAATTCATATATTTCTCCAGACGTTTCTTTTTCACGTCCATTATCTTCTCCTTGATTTAGTATATTTATTGCTTTTTTTACTATCCATTTATCAAATATCTTCAAATATTTCACCTACTTTCCTTTTATCATTTCAAACCAATCATCAAATTCAGAATTAGCACTGTATTCATTTTTATTAACTAACATTATTTTCCAAGCATCTATAACAGCATCAACTGGATCTATTCTATATTTTTGAGCCTGTTTATCTATTTTAATTTCTCCGAAACTGTTGCTTGTCGTAGTTGCATTAGCAATGCTCCATTTTAGTAAGTCATTTTCTTTATCATATAAAAGCTGATTTGCTTTTACTGACAGTTGAAAATCTTTTGTTGCATCGTTCAATGATTTTGCAGATTGTTTTATTTCCGTCAAGTCACATGCTAAAAAGTCTAAATCTTGTAAAAACACACTCGCATTGTGACTGTCGTATCCAACTTCTAAAATCCTAATTTCATATTTTTCAATCAATTCTTTTAAATGATTTATTATAAATTTATAATCTGTTTTCACTCCAAATGCTCCGCTCGTGAGTGTTAATAATCCTTTGCTTACCCATATTCTATACGGAACATCATCTGTTTTTTCATGTTCTGCAAGCCTCAATTCAGGCATGAAAGAATGTGAATAAATATATATTTTCTCATGCTCCAGGGGGAACACAAGGGATATACTTGTCAAATCTCCACCACTTGACAAATCTATTCCAAGATAGCATTCCTTGCCTTTCATATCTTCTATGCTTAAATCACTTTCGCACTCTTTGAATTTCTGTAAGTCAACAAAGCCACCTACTCCATTTGTCACCCAATAATTAAGATGCTTTGTCATAAAATTCAGAAGATCTGCTCCGCCTTTTTCTTTTGCTTCAATTGCTTTTTCTGCAAGTCTTGCAACCATATCTTTATTGATTGTATTATCTGAATTAAAAAGCAAATACGGATTGCTCTTTGCCCAATTATTATAATCCCAGATATCATCATCTTTATCCATTTCACAGATAAAAATAAAAAGTGATTCTTTATCAATCACTTTCTCCAATACTTTTTCGCAGAATTTATATTGTTCAAAACAAAATCCATTCAGATTAAATCCTGCAGTTGTTATTGCTAATGTCAAAGCTCCGTCAACATTAATTTGACCATCAAGCATTAATTTATACATCTGACTGTTAGGATGTGCATGTAGTTCGTCACATATGGCCAAAATACTTCTAAATCCATCAGCACTCTTCGTATCTCTTCCAAGCGACTTAATAACATTACCTGTAACAAATGATTTTATAGTTCTTTCATGCTCTGTTATTTTATACATTTCCTGTAAATCATTGTCACTCCGAATAAACTTTGCTATTTCATCCCAAACTATATTTGCCTGTTCCTGTTTTGTTGCCGCACAAAATATCCGTCCTAATTTATATCCTGAAAATGTTGCAAATTGATTTGCCATTGCTCCTGATAAAATAGATTTTCCATTTTGTCTCCCAACTTGAATGTAAGCTTCTCTGAATCTTCGTTCCTTTGTCTTCTTTTTAACCCAGCCAAATAAAGACCCTATTATAAAATTTTGAAATCCTCTTGTACTAAGTTTCTGTTGTTCTTCTCCTTCTCCAATTACTAATTCATTGATTATATTTATTGCCTTTTCTGCAAGCTCTTTGTTAAATTTGTAATCAAAGTTTTTTCTTTTCAGATCTTGTAAATGCCTTTCACATGCTAAATACTCTTTTCTTCCTGCTATTTTTTTCTTATTTACGACTAACTTGGCATATTCCGTTGTTCTATCCATTTTTGGCATCCTATAAATATTTCAAATATTTGTTAGTGCTACTCTCTTCTTTTTTCGGTACTATCAGTTTTAATCTATCTGTTGTTGCAAGTCCAAGTTTAGTAGAGCATTGCATTATCTGTTTCACATATTTTTCCTGTGCCGAAAGTAAAGGATGTACCGTCTGAAATTTATCATTAGCAGTTTTCCTGATACCTAAATATCCAGTTTTTTGAATTTTTTCAGTTATATCTACATAGCAATCATAAGCATTGCAATACATAGCCAATATTCCTAGATCTAAATTGTCAAGTAACTCAACATGCCCTGCTTCTTCTACAACTCTATTAAATTCTTTTTTCCCATTTTCGCTCAACCAACTAGGAGGCTCTGCAAGATGCTCACGTCCTACTTTTATTTTTTTCTCCTGTTCCAGTCTTGCTTTTATCTTTTCTTTTCCTATTTTTCCTTTGCTTATACTTACCACTTTTCGAGGCCTTCCTGCCATTTTTTCCACCTCCTAATTGAATGAATTTTCATTTTTGGCATTTTCTCCTGAGAATTGGGGGGATGCGGTCTTGAGCAAAATTTGAAAAACTTTTTTTGCCACCCCCTTATTAATTTTTTTTAATTTTTAATAAATAATTAAATAATTTTATTTGTAGAGCTTTCTTTTCTTCTTTCGAACGGGCATAGACACTATGAATAAAGTTATGTGTCTTTTGACTAACATAGATAAGATTGTCAATGTCAAACTTTTTCCCAGTATCATCTTCAACTGGGATAATGTGGTGACTCAGTTCTCCTTTAACTATCTTATTATTCTCGTAAAGTTCATAAAGATCTAAGCCATTGCATTTGCTTTTGCATAATGCCGTTAGTCTGCTCCATTCCTTAGAATGATAGAATTGTTTAGCCTTTTTATTTCTGCTAAACCTATCATACTCCCTATGTCTATTATTATTGCAACCACATCTTTCACCTTGGTTCAATTTCCTATTGCATCTTGTGCATACAGTCTTTAACATCTCATTCCCTTTCAAATAAAAAAAGACAGTCTCTAAACTGTCTTAGATAGTCAGGTGTATGGTTTGCAAAACCCACCTCGACAAAGCTATCTCAAATCCTAAAATTTCATTCTAACGTATTATAACATATAAGAAATTTTATGCAATATCAGAAAAGTATCATTTTTTAACTTAATATATTTTTTATAACATCGTCTGAGAAAATAATAAGTTGCAATTGCCTAATCATATAGTTCTTGTATCTTTTTGCAGTTATAACACTTATATTTAACTTCTCTGCTATACGTTCGAATGTTAACTCTTCAAAGTATTTCATTACTATTATATCATAGTGTTTATTATTCTTGATTGTTTCCAAGGCCCTTTCAACCATATTTACAACATTTTCTATTCTTTCTATTTCCTCCTGTAGTTTTTCTATCCTATTTTCAACCTTTTCTAGCTCAGACAAATACACTTTACTGGATTGCACATTAACTCCAGTTTCTCTTTTCTGAATCGTAATTCCTTCCTTTTTTAAGTCCTCTATAAGCATATTTTTAGAATCAATAGCTCCTTTTAATAATGATAGTTCTGATAGCAACTTCTCTGTCTTCTGGAACGGTGTCAGTTGCTTTCCTGTCTTTATCTCTTTATCATTTCTTATTTTTTCTAATATCTTATCTGCTATTCTGTCTATGTCTTTTTCGTTCATTTAACTTCCTTTCTCTTTATCTTAGCTTTTCTAACTTTTTTGAATCTGACTTTTTGGAAAAGGTGCTTATTTCCATCACAAAAATCAAATTCATTATCCGTTAAATCCATCCCTTCTTTAAGTTTTCTTTTTATTAATTCGGCTCTTATTTCCTGTTCTTCTATCAATTTATGCCACCTCGATTTTTTGATATCCTAAATCTCTTAAAATTTTATTATGCTCTTTTCAAGTCAATTCCGCAATTTCTAAATATGTATAATTTCCTGTACAATTTTCGTACATTTGCACTAATACTCCCCCTTAGTTCGTTCGCCCATATTTCTTTCCCAGACCATGTGATGTATTTCCAGAAACTCTTCTTCCGTTGCTCCTACATAATTAAAAATATATTCCATAGCATTATATATTCGAGAATTGAATAACCATTCAATTTCGCTAAGAATGATTATTGCTTGCTCAATGTCCTTAATTTCATAATCGATTTTGTCAATACAATATTTTTCTACTAAATTTAAATAACTTAATAAAAAATGTAAACAGTCCGACAATTCCTCAAGTACTCTTTGCTTATTAATTTTTTTTGTACTATTTTTCCAATAATTCCAGTCATTTTTTAATTCCTGTATCAGCTCGCCTACTTCTGCAAGATATGCTACTTTTATTCTTTTTGCAGTTCTTTTTCTAGCTGTTTCCTTTTCATCAAATTTCTTATCTAGAATTACTTGTCTTTTTAATAGTTCTTCTATATCAAATGTTTTTAATGCTTCCATTCTTATTCCTCCTCTTTTCCTTCCAGCCAGTTCAAAAAGTCAAAC